TATTGACTACTGCATTCGGATGGAAGCGCAGAGACAATCAAGCCCGGCGGTTCCGTTGCACCTATATCGAGGTCGCCCGCAAAAACGCCAAGAGTACGCTTGCTTCCGCGCTTGGGCTCTATTTCCTCGCTTGCGACAATGAGCCCGGTTCCGTTGTCGTGTCCGCTGCCACGACCCGCGACCAAGCAAGACTCTGCTTTACCGATGCCCAAGACCTCGCCCGCAAGGAACCCGCTTTCCGCCGGGTCTTTGGTGTGCAGGTTCGCGCGCATGCCATTACGCAAGAGCGGAGCGGATCGAAATTCTATGCGTTAAGCGCAGAGGGTTCCCATCAAGACGGGTTGAACATTCATGCAGCGATCATCGATGAATTGCATGCCCATAAAGACCGCCGGATCTGGGACGTAATCGAATCCGCCACGGGCGCAAGACTGCAACCGATGCTCTGGAGTATTACGACTGCCGGAAGCAACCAATCCGGGATCTGTTATGAGCAACGATCCTATCTCATCAAGATTCTGGAGGGAGTGATAACGGACGATTCCTACTTTGGGATGGTCTTTACGCTTGATCCCGGGGATGATTGGCGCGCCCCGGAGAACTGGCGCAAAGCGAACCCGAATCTTGGGATTAGCATTTATCCGGAGGACATGGAGCGCTTGGCAGCGAAAGCAGCGCATACCCCGTCTGCCCTGAATCCATTTCTCACTAAGAGATTGAATCTCTGGGTTCAGGCCGATTCGCAATGGATGGACCCGGCAAGATGGAAAGCATGCGCGCGCCCCGGTTTGTCGATCGAGCAGTTTGCCGGGCAAACCTGCTATCTGGGTCTGGACCTCGCTGCTAAATCCGACGTTGCGGCGGTCTGCCTCTGGTTTCCGCAATGTGACGAATACCCGCATACGGTCTTTTTCAAGTTCTACCTCCCGGAAGCAGCGCTCGAACGGGAGGATACTCCCGCGCAGTATGCGGGATGGGTCAAAGCGGGTTACTTGACGGTTCATCCGGGTCCGACTACGGATTGGGTCCAGATCGCGGAGGATCTAGACCAGTACGGAGCGCTCTATGACGTGCAAGAGGTCGCTTGCGACCCGTGGCAATTGCCCCCGTTAGTCTCGATCCTGAACCGGAAATCGTTGGACGTTCCGATTGTCGATGTAAGACAGATCGTCGCCAATCTCAGCCCGGCAATGAAAGAAATGGAAGCGCTCATTCTGGAGCGCCAAATTCAGCATGACGGGAACCCGGTTGCGGCATGGATGCTTTCTAACGTTGTCTGTCACAGGGACAGTAAAGAGAATTTTTACCCGCGCAAAGCAGAGCGCCAAAAGAAAATTGATGGAGCGATCGCTTTGTTGTTAGCGGGGGATCGGGTACTCCGCATCTATGGCGCGCCCGACCCGTACCAAGACCGGGATGGATTCGAGCGCTTGCCCGTGGCGGTTCCGCCAAGCGGTGAGGATTTCTGGGGCATGGAAGCATGACATTCTTCGAACGGATCGAATCGCTTGCCGGGCAAATCCGGGGCATGTGGGATCAATATTGGAATCGACCGAATACCTACTGGTTGCGACCGCGCCCGGTTCCCGGGTCGATGCCCGTTACCCCGACCAATGCCTTGACCTATAGCGCGGTCTTTGCTTGTATGAGGGTCATTTCGGAAACCCTCGCTATGCTCCCGTGGCAGATCCTGGAGCGCAAAGCGGACGGAACCCTTATTAATCGGCAAGATCATCCGGTTGCCTACCTCTTGAGTGTCCGTCCCAATGGCGACGTTCCGGCAATGGTATTCCGGGAGCAGATCGTCATGCAGATGCTTGCATGGGGCAATAGCTATGCGGAGATTGTTTTGGGGAATGGCGGTTATCCGGTTGCGCTCTGGCAGATTCCCTCAGAAAGGGTCTTTGTCGATCGGGACCAAAACGGCAATCTGCAATACAACGTAAACAGTGATTACGGATTTAAGACCCTGCGCGCAGATCAGATCTTGCATTTTCGGAATGTCGGTACGGACGGGGTGATGGGTCTATCGACGGTCGGGCTTGCCTCAAACACGATTTCGTTTGGGTTGGAGATGAATAATTTCGGGGCGAACTATTACCAGAATGCGCCCTTTCTTTCGGGTTGGATCGAGTACCCGGGCAAGTTGCCGGATAAAGAGCGGGCAAAGCGACTGCGCCAATCCTGGAAGGAAAACTATTCGGGATGGGGCAAAGCGGGCGACATTGCGATCTTGGAATCCGGGATGCAATTTAAGCAGCTAAGCATGCCCATGCGGGATGCAGAATTCTTGGGGTCGAGGACATTTCAACTGCAAGAAATATGCCGATGGTTCAGGGTTCCGCAACACAAGATTGGAATTTTGCAAGAGGCATCTTACGCCAATATTGAAGCGCTCGAAATCGATTGTTTCAATGAAACCTACTTGCCTACATGCACCCGCTTGGAACAGGAAGTAGATTTTAAACTTTTGTCCGGGTTGGTCCGCGCATCCAAGTTCATTTCGAAACACAGCTTGACCCCCATATTGAAAGGCGATTTAAAAACGAGGTCGGAAGCGTATGCGGTCGGGCTCCGCTATGGATGGTGGAGCATCAATGACATTCGCCAACTGGAGGATCTAAACACGATCCCGGAGGGCGACTTGCGGACGGTTCAGCTAAACACGGTTCCGCTTGCCCAGTTCCAACAAATGGCGGACGTGAAATTGAAACAAGCGGAACTGGATGCCCAGTACCGGGAAGAGCAGATCGAGCAATTGCAGATCGCCAACGACCAAGCGGAGCAGATCGAGCCCGCGCCCGACCTCCCGGCGGTCGAACCTCCGGCGGATGATTCGGGCAACGGGGCGGGCGGATCGCAACCGTTCGAGGGTTCGCAGTCGGAAGCGCCCCCGGAAGATGATACCCGGGCAGCGGTGCAAGTCGCGCGCGCGGAGCGCAGGGCAAAACTACTTAAAATCGCTTCCCGGAGGGATGGAACAGATCCCTCCGGGGCAATTACACCAAACCTAAAAGCTAATGGAGCAATCAAGGAATGGCACTCCCCAATGTAACCGAATTTCCGAAACCCCGTGATAGCGGAAGTACTGGACCTCCAGAGATTTACCTATACCAATCAATAGGTAGCGGGCTATTTGGCGGGATTTCTGCGGAAGATGTCGTAAAGACTGTAAGCGCGCATGCCCAAGCGGGCGCTCCCGACCTCAGTATCAGAATCAATTCTCCCGGGGGCGAGGTCTTCGAAGGTCTGAGCATCTACAATGCCCTGACCCGTTATCCCGGGCGAGTCACTACCTATATCGACGGAGCAGCATGGTCGATCGCAAGCGTAATTGCGATGGGCGGAACCTCCGTCCATATGGCGCAAAATGCCCAGATCATGATTCACGACCCGGCAGCGCTCTATTTCGGGGTCGCGGAGGATTTCCGGCAACTGGCAAACCAGTTGGATCAAACCAAGGAATCGCTCATTACTGCCTATCAACGGCAGACCCGCGCGGGGCGGACGCGCTTGAGTGATTGGATGTCTGCCGAAACATGGTTTACGGCAGCGGAAGCGGAGCGGGAGGGATTGGTAACGGTCATTGATGAACCGTTGCCCATTGCGGCATGCGCTCCGGCATTCATGAAGTTTAAAAACATGCCCGCTTGGGTCCATTCGCAAGTGGCGAAAGGGCGCATCCGCCCTCTGTTAGAAGCCCGCGCGGTCGGGCTCAAGCAGATGCAAGAACGCAGTAAGGAAATATTGAAAAGGGTTTCGTAGAAAGGACGGTTACTCATGCCAAGAACATTGAGCGATTTACGACAAACAGCCGTTGACCTACAGAGCAGAGCAACTGCCCTGCAAGCGAAAGCGGATGCGGAAGAAAGGGACTACACACCCCAAGAGGCAAGCGAATTCGACCAACTGACGCAAGATCATGCGCGGGTATTGGTCGATATCGGGCGCAGACAAACCCTGGAGGATATGCAAAGCACTCTAGATGCTCCCGCTGCTCCGCGCATCGCCCCTCCCTTGGTTCCGACCAACATTGCGCCTATGCCCAAAGCGAACGGGCGCCCCATCACAAACGGAGCCGGGCAGCGGATCGAAGTGGTTTCCCGTTCGCTCGGTACGCACGGGTTCCTAAACTTTGGCGAATTCGCGCAAGCGGTTCGCAACGTATGCAGCGGAGGGCGACCCGACCCCCGGTTGCTGAATAGCGCGGGTCCGCCGGATGCCATGACGGAGGGAACCGCTGCCGATGGGGGTTATGCCGTACCGCCGGATTTCCGCCCCGATATCCAAATGTTGATCGAGGGCGAGGATTCCTTGCTCCCCTATACCGACCAACTGACTACCTCCAGTAACGCTGTTACGGTTCCCGTCGATGCTACTAGCCCGTGGCAATCGAGCGGGGGTATCCAAGCATATTGGGGCGCAGAGGCAGCGTTAAAGACTTCCTCCAAGGCAGTCTTGGCGCAAGTGAATTGCCGATTGTTCAAACTCTATGTCTTGGTTCCCGCCAGTGACGAACTGGTAGAAGATGCGCCCGCGCTTGGAACCCTTATCAGGACTAAAGCTCCGCAAAAAATGATCTTCAAGCTAAACCGGGCGATCATCAACGGATCGGGAACCGGGCAACCCTTGGGGATCGTCAATTCCGGGGCGGCAATCACGATCCCGCGCGGAACCCCGGGAACGGTCACTATGGCGGACATTCTCAAAATGTGGGGCGCATGCTATGGACCCTCCCGCAGACGGGCGGTTTGGATCTGCAATCAGGACATCGAAGCATCCCTCATGGGGTTGTTTTTCCCCATCCCGCCTACGGGTACGGCAACCGGGGGTTGGCCTATCTACTTACCGCCGGGCGGTCTGTCCGCTGCTCCGTTCGGAACGCTGTTAGGGCGACCCGTCTTAGTGAGTGAGGCAGCGAATGACTTAGGAGTAACTGGGGATCTGATCTTAGCGGATCTGAAGAGTTACTTAACGGCAACCAAAGCCGGAGGAATGCAGCAAGCGTTTTCTATTCATTTGTGGTTCGATTGGGACGTTTCTTGTTTTCGAATTACCTGGAGACTTGGAGGAGTGCCTTGGTGGACTGCTCCGGTTACGTCCCTCACGGGCGCAAAATCGCGGTCGCCCTTTGTCGTACTGGGCGGAACCACTGCTCCCCCATCGCTGCTTGACGAAAACCCAGAGGGTCAAGTGCATCCGCATGCGACTACTTCCCGGGATGTCCCAGTTACTCCGCAGTCGGCAGTAGCGGAGGGGCGGAAACGGATGCGAGAGGACTAAAGGAATTCCCGCGCGCGGGCTAGAACGGGGGAGCGATACTCCCCCAGTTGTAGCCCATGAAGAAACTAACCCCGTTTCTAGTCCGCGCTTTTGTTGGGAACTTATTTCCGATGAGAACCACTATCATTACCCCTCCGGCGGTCGCTCCCGTTACGTGGGACATGGTACGCACTCATTTGCGCTTGGATGAACTGGACCCGGAGGTAGTGGACAGTGAACAAACCTATTGCATGGATTTGGCTGCTTCCGCTGCCCGGGTTGCGACCTCCGTTACCCGTTGCGCTCTGATTGAGACGCAATATGAAGCGGATCTATTCCCGGGCGAAATGTCGCATCGACCGGATACCGGGTTCCGCAACTGCGGATGTACCGGGCGACCGCCCATCTTGGAACTGGATTTCCCTCCGTTGATTTCGGTTGATTCGATCGTCCTTGGGGAAGGAACGGACGCGACCCCGTTAACGGAGGGAACCGACTACTGGATCTTGCAGACGGCAGACGGCAAGCCCACAATGCCCGGTACGATCCTGTTTCGGTCGGGTCTGTTCGATCCCGCTTGCTGCTGCTCTTGCGCTTGCTATGACCTCACCCAAAACTGGAGCAGTCTGCATGTACTCTATACCGCCGGGTACGGAACCGACCCGCAAGACGTTCCCGCAGACATCCGCCACTGGATACTACTCAGGACGGGCGCGGGCTATGAGTACCGGGAAGAATCGGCAGAGGTTCGCAATATCGTAACGATGCCTTGGGCGGATTCGCTCTTGACCTCGGAGCGATGGTTCGAGTTTGTCTGAGGAAACATGCAGGGAGGATCACTTCGCAACTGGATCGTGATTGAGCGCCCGGTTCCCGTGCAAGATGAAACCGGGCAAGCCAAAATCCAGTGGCAACGGGTGTGTGGTTGTTGGGCGAGTTTTTCGAACGTTGCCGGAATCGAGTTACCTGCGGGGCAGATGCCCGAATCCCGGGTCAGTTGGCGCTTAATGATCCGGTATCGCAGGGGCATTGATCACACCATGCGGGTCCGCTATGCGGGAACCCGGTTGATGAATATTGCGGCGGTTTTTAATGTCGATGAATTGAATGAACAACTGGCGCTCAATGTATCGGAGGGAATTGGGCATGGGTAAACGCTTGGTCTTGGTTTTCGTTCTGGCAGCGGGTCCGTTGTTCGCTGCCAGTTTCTATGATTTCCGCTTTCATTGTTGGGCGCGCGTTCATTGTGAGCGCGGACCCGTCATTGCCTTGATCGTGCGGGGTCCGCTCTGGCGCTTGACGGAGCGGGAGCGGGGCTTGCTGAATACGGTTGAACGCGAAATGAGGGCGGTTGAAAATTCGCCCATCCCCCGGAGTCACTAATGGCAGTGATCTTTGAATGGCGCGGGTTGGACGATCTGCTTTCGAATATCAAGGACACGATCCGCTACGCAAACGGACCCGAAATCAAAACGACCGTTTACCAACCCGCAGGATTGGGGTTTCAACAAGCGTTACTCCAGAATGCGCCAGAGGCGCGGGCATCCGCGCGGGTTCCAGAGCAGGAAGTAACCCCCGTGCGGGATGCGATCCGGTTTGAAGCTGGCCCGGCGGAAATTCCTAACGTGCGGGTCTTGGTCGATGCGACCCAAGCGCCAGAGGCGAACGCGATTGAATACGGAACGGGCGAACGCTACACCCGCGCGGGTCAATTCCGGGGCAGCATGCCCGCCCATCCCTATTTCCGACCCACTATCAGGGTCGAAAAGCCCAACGTTGTGGAAGCGGTCGGCAACGGTTGGTTGAAAGAGATGACCGATGCATCCCATTTCCCGGGA